CCCAAAGAAACCCAACAAAACCCAACAAAACCAAACAAAACCAAATATAGAAAATAGAAAGAAGATAATGGAAGATATATCTTTCGTATCTAACGATACTCAAGATATATGCAACGCTGAAAGCGTTGCTACGCGCAAGCGCGCACCTGCATACTCTGCAAAGAAAGCGATTGAGGATTATACCCAGGATCCAGAATTGCGGGAACTGCTGATTGAATGGCTTGACAACCGCAAGAAGCAGCGTGCACCAGAAACTAAGGGTGCTATTTGGCAGAATCTAGAAAAGCTGGCTGGAATGGCTGCACAAAGCAATCTGAGTTTGCAGGAATACATGCGCGAGGTTGTGCGCAAAGGCTGGCAGGCGTTCTATCCGATACGTGATGCACAGCAAGCAGCGCCGCAGCGCCGTGCAGATGGGAGGGATTTCGATTGGCTGACGGGGCAATGACAACCATGCAAGACCCGATGCAATCCGGGTATTTACAGCCGCAGCAAGAGGGCAAGCACTACATCATGGGCTATATTGCCGCCCGCTGGCCGAATTTCGGCGCAGGGAAAAAGGCAGAGCAAAAGCGTCAGATGATTGCCGTGTGGGAGCAGGATTTGGCGGACATTCCGCTTGCGCTGCAAAAAGCCGCTCTTGATGCAAAAGCAAGAGCGGGGCAGTTGTTCCCGCCGTCTTCCCCAGCTGAACTGCGCCGCTGGTGCGAAGAAGTACAGCCATCCATGACAGCACTTGATGTTGCTGTGTATCAGACAGCGTTTGAATGCAATCTGCTGGATGCTGATTTTTGCAGGCGGCAAATCGCAAAATACAACGCGGCACAAGCCGCAGGCCGCAACGCATATGCAGGATGGGAGGGATGATATGCGGAAAACAACGATTCCTACCCCTATCGAGGATGCAGAACAGATTGCCTTAATGCAGTGGGCTGAGATGCAATCCGGGAAATATCCACAGCTGAAAATGCTGTTTCACATCCCTAACGGAGGGAAACGCAATCCGCGTGAGGCGGCAAGATTTAAGCAAATGGGCGTGAAACCCGGCGTCCCAGATTTATATTTGCCCATCAAGCGCGGTGAGTATTACGGGCTATTTGTGGAGCTGAAACGCCAGAAAGGCGGAATTGTAAGCCCATATCAGCGCTATTGGCTGCAAAAGCTGCGCGCCGAAGGGTACGCCGCAGAGGTTTGCCGGGGATGCAGCGATGCACAAAACGTTATTCTGCGCTATCTGACCGGGCAATACAAGGAGCGTGAACTATGAATCAAATAAAAATCCTTATCGCCTGCGAAGAATCGCAGACAGTTTGCAAGGCATTCCGGGAAAGAGGATTTGAAGCATACAGCTGCGATATTCAGGAACCGTCCGGCGGACACCCGGAATGGCACATCTTGGGCGATGCCCTGAAAGCTATTGAGGGGGGGCAAGTCGTAACAATGGACGGCAAAACGCACGATATTGGAAAATGGGATTTGCTGATTGCACACCCACCTTGCACTTACTTGTCGAACGCTGGCGCAAGACACTTATGGAAAGGCCATGAGCTACAGTCCGATAGAGTCATGCTTGGCATTCAAGGCAGGGACTTGTTTATGCGGTTTTGGTGGGCTGACATACCCTTTATATGCGTTGAGAATCCTGTCCCATCAAAAGTGTTCTGCCTGCCGCCGTACACGCAGGCCATTCAGCCGTATCAATTCGGCCATCCTTACACCAAGAAAACCTGCTTGTGGCTCAAAAGACTGCCGCCGCTTGAATCGAAAAATGTTGTGGAGCCTGTTGCCACATGGTGTCCGAGCGGGAGCTACAGCCACAAACATGGAGAACAACATAAGGGAATGTTTACCACAGACAGAGCTAAAAACCGTGCAAAAACATTTCCCGGCGTTGCGGATGGAATGGCCGAACAATGGGGAAATTACATTAGGAACGGAGAATAAAAAATGACCGGAACTCTATCCGCCCCATGTGAGCACTGCCCGGAACGTCACGCGCTATGCCATAGCACTTGCAGCAGGTATCTTGCATACCGTGCCAAGATGGATGACATCAGCAAGCAGCGCATGCAGGCTCAGGCGTTGAACGAAGCGGATGTGCTCAGGGGAGACAAAATCCGGCGGGATGTGAGGAATCACGGCCTGCCGGGCCACAGGAGGAGATAACATGAAAGCCAAAATACAGCTCCCGGCCTGCTACAAGAAAGAGGCGGAAGCTTATATTGCAAAGCTTGAAGCTGAATCAATCGCAAGGGTGCATGAGGAAGTGATGAAAGAGCGGCAGGATATTGCGTTAAGATCACTTTATCTATGCCTGCTGGCCTGCTATCAGGTGGGGCTTAAGCCGTCCACGCTGGTTAAAATCCAGAATGCCATGAGCGGCCCCGTCACGGAAAAGTATTCCAGCTACCGAGTTGACCAGCTGGCCGACACATGGGCGCAGGTTACGCTGCAAAACATCGGGGTTGATGTGGCTGAAACGGGGGAGCAATTATGAGCTTTGAAGCGCCTGAAAGCATGAATATCAGCGAATCACAGCTGGCGTTTGAGGGACTGGCATGAGAAAAGCCGGATTTAAGCGTATGCGGGGCGCAAAAGAAAAGTACGTTCAAGACCGGCTGCGGCTGAAAAGGATATTTTGCACCAGCATTAAGCATGTGCGCTGGATGAAACGATATATCAACCGCGCACCCAGACACAAAGAGAAACGGGAGGATATGGATTATGACGACTGAAGAAATCAGAAAAATCTTGAAATTGCATAAAGCATGGATTAACGGAGAAAAGCACGGGAAAAGGGCCGACCTGTCCAGGGCCAACCTGTCCGGGGCCGAGAATGTGCCATATACGCCTATGGCATGCCCGGATGAAGGAGAGTTTACCGGGTGGAAAAAATGCAAAAGTGATAGAATCGTAAAGCTAAAAATCCCGGAAGATGCAAGACGAAGCAGCGCATCACGGAGAAAATGCCGTTGCGACAAAGCAGAAGTGATTGAAATTACATCAATTGATGGAAAAGAAAAATATACGGAAGCGGTATCTGGTAGAGATGCTGATTTTGTGTACAAGGTTGGTGAAATGGTATCCGTTGACGATTTTTGCAAAAACCGCTGGGAAGAATGCGCAGCAGGAATCCACTTTTTCATGAACCGGAAAGAAGCGGTTGACTATTGGTTGTAAGGAGGAAATTGAAGTGAACAATAATTATTGCCCGATTCCGGGCGCAAGCCAGCCGAAAGAACAGCCCCAAACGATAGTGGAAAGAATCGGTGAGCCTGCATTTCTTGAACAGCTTGCAGAAGAGTGTTCAGAACTTGCGCAAGCAGCGTTGAAATCCGCGCGGAAGTATCGCGGTGAAAACCCAACGCCTAAAACAATTGACGAATGCTATGATGCTTTGCAGGAAGAAATTGCAGACGTGATGCTTTGCGTGAGCGAATATCTTGATTGTAAAGGGCCTGATTATCTTAATTGCGTCATGCTGACGAAACTCAAAAAGCATGAGCGCTGGGAACGGCGATTGAAGGAGGTAGGAAAATGAGCAAAGAACATGTGCGGCTGATTGATGCAAATGCACTTAAAAAGCGTGTTATAAAGGTAATGTTTCGTGATTGTCCAGAAAGTGGCGAGTTTTACGCAGTTGGAACTGGTGACATTGATATTATGCCCACCATCGACCCAGAGTCCCTGCGACCTACGGCGCATTGGGAAAACGAGGAAGATTTCAACGGCGACCCCGTTGTTTGGTTCTGCTCCGCCTGTAAGGAAAGATTTTTTCTATATGATGGTACGCCAGAAGAAAACGATTATAAATATTGCCCATATTGCGGTGCAAGGATGGTGAACGAAGATGAATAACCCGGTAAAAATCATTGATAAAGCATGTATGAGTTACATAATCGACCACCAAAAGGAGAAAAAAGGATTGTATCTATCTTTGGAAAATTGTGAAGGTGGTGCTGTCGTGGTAGCTTGCGACAATAGCACGGGCTTTGCATATATCGAAGAGTTTGACAGCGTGAAAGCTGCTATCAAGTGGCTTCGGAGGGAAGAATGAACCAAACATTTTTTGACCCAGTAAACAGCAAGTGCATTTCTTTTGACAGCATGCCGAAGATTTCCGACTTTGGTGATGAGAATGACCTGATTCGGCGCGGCGATGCGCTGAAAGCAATCAGGAAAGCATGTATCAGTGCGCATTTACCGTTCGATTCCGCTACGCCGGAAGGACAGCGAGTAATGGATGCTCTATATGCGGTATGGAAAGTGAAAAAGAGAGGAAAAGAAGCATGACAGTATTTGACGCAAACTGCATCTATACAATCAAATGCCTGGCCCTTGTGTTTGTTGTGGCCCCATGCGTGCTCTTTGCGGGAGGCATGCTGATCTGTGGGCTGATGTGGTGCGGGCTGCGCATCACCCGTGCGCTGCACCTGCGGCTGCTGGGCCTGCCGCGGTGTGGGCGTTGCCGCTACTGGGCCACCGTACAGTGCCCACTGTACGGTGGCAATACGCCGGATGATTTTTGCAGCCGCGGTGAAAGGTGGGGTGGCTGATGGATATCCTGCTTTCGATCATCGGCAGTGCTGTTCTGGCCGCGCTGCTGTCCGCCGCCTACACCGCCGGGGTCTACGCCGGGAAAGCCGCTGCCCACCTGGACGAGGACGACGAACCGGTAATTTACATGGATCACACGCATGGAGGTGATGAACCTTGAAATATGTTGATAGGCCGTGCGCTTTCTGTGGAAAAATGATGAAAGGTGTTGCAGTTTCAAGAATGTATCATCCGGGATGCCTAAATGCCAGCCGCAGAGAACGATACAAAAAGAAAATGCTGGAAAAGGCACAAATGCAGGAAAAGCCAAAAGAAAGCAAGCCTACAAAGGCAACAAAGCCCGCACCTAAAATTAAACAAATCACTGATCCTTGTGAATCATGCAGATGGAAAACGGGCGGGGCTTGTGTATTGCCTCGATGCTTAAAAAGAGTTGAACAACGGCGAAGGGAGGAATTAGCAAGTGCAATCCGAGAACGAAAGAAAGCAGAAATGGCTTTGGCGTTATCAGAACAGCCGCAGAGCGGAAGCACGGATAAGAAAACAGATTCTTGATGAAATGGACAGAGCAACGGCAACCACAAAAGCCCTTTCCCCTGTTGTGGTATCCGGGGGCAGCGGAAATAGCAAAATCGAAGAAGCCGTTGCCATTATGCAGGAACGCCAACAGAAACTATATGCCCAGTTAATAGAAACCGAAGTAATCCGAAGCGAGATAGAAAAGGCCATTGGCTCCATTCCAGCAGGCTTGATGCAGGATATCTTACACGAAAGATACATCGTTGGGACGCCTTATTGGTGGATGATTGCCAACAACTTGCACATCTCCGAGAAGTGGGCACGGGAAAATCACAGAAAGGCTATTGATGCCTTAAAAATCTAAAAGAGTGCCGTTTAGTTCCGTTCCTACATGTTAAAATTGTTATGATGAAAGTTCCAAAAGAACTTCATACTCCCCTTATTTGTCTCTTTCCAAAAAGTATTCGCCGGTTTCCATCACCCACCGGCGGATATCTTGTTGCAATAGCTCAATCGGAAGAGCACCCGGCTCATAACCGGGCGCATGTGGGTTCAAATCCCTCTTGCAGCACCAGAGTACGCTTAGCGGTGTACAACCGGCACTATGTGGGCCGTTATCAGCCATATAGAGCCTGACAGGGCTAACCTGTCCGCTGCGCCTGCCAAGATGTCAAGCGCTTGGCAGGCGATATATACCGTATAGCCATATTTAAGGGCGCTGCGTTCCGAAGCAACGGAGCAGCGGAGGGTGCAAGGCCACCATACGGAACCAGATGCAAGGTAGCGCCTTGCTGTGTGGGCGGTGCGGCTTCCCCCACAAACGATGCCAAAGCCTGTGAAAAGCAGGAACCGCACATGCTGTTATAGCTCAATGGTAGAGCAGCCGCCTTGTAAGCGGCAGGCTACTGGTTCAAGTCCAGTTGGCAGCTCCAAGGCCAATGATACAGGTAAAAGATTCAGCCCCGAGCTGAAGTTCCCTGTTAGGCAATCCCTGCACACCTCTCTTTGATGTGTCCCATGCAGGGCTTTTGATGATATGTTCCCGACATTTACGCCGGTAAGTTGCGGTTTAGTTTTAAGTTTCGCGCAAGTTGTAAAAATGCAACCGTGAAACGTGCAATTTTAACTTGACTGTAATTTGCTTATACGCAGTCATAGCTTAATAACGTTGGAAAAGCAGCGCCTGTGGGTGCCGTTGCAGGTTCGAGACCTGCTGACTGCTATTGTTGGGTCGCTCCCACCGGTGAAAGCCCGGCGCAGGCAAAACGCGATAGATAACCTGAACGCCACATCTGCTTGCGCGGACTCTGTTACTGACACCGTTGCGCGTTGTGGCCCCCTTTTAATCAAAGCAGAAACCGTAAACCGACAGACGGGATATAAAACGGGCCGGACGCCGCGTCGTGATTTCCTGCGCGGGATGTAAATAGAGGAAATCAAAAAAGCGTTGCGGACTTGCTCCCCGCAACGGGTGAGCCCGGCATAGCATAAACCGGGAGGGCGGGAACGCGCTTTTCCTCCGGCGCAAAGGGGTTTGGGGGGATATAAGCCTACACAAATTGTGTGGGCTTTTTGTGTTTTGAAAGGACTTGCAAGATGAGGTACGGAGTGCCATATCAGGGCAGCAAAAACAAAATAGCCAACTGGGTTGTTGACCACCTTCCGGACGGAAAAACGCTTGTTGATTTGTTTGCCGGTGGATGTGCCGTTACTCATGCTGCTATTTTGGCTGGCAAGTGGGAGAACTTTATCGTAAACGATTTGGGTGACGCGCCAGAATTTTTTGAAAATGCGGTAAATGGAAAATATGCAAACGAAAAGCGCTGGATTGATCGAGAAACATTCCAAAAACTGAAGGACGTTGACCCGTATGTGAGATATTGTTGGAGCTTTGGGAATAACGGAACCAACTATCTATATGGGAAGGAAGTAGAACCATGGAAAAAAGCGATGCACTATGCGCGGGTTTTTGGCGACACATCGCTCTTGCAAAATATGAAAATCGAAGGAGACGGAAGCCGTGCGGACGTTCTGGCGCATAAAGCCGAGTACAAGGAAAAATATATTCGGTGGTGGCTTTCACAGCAGAAATATTCCCAAGCAGAGCTTGACAAACTGATTAAAAACGTGAAAGCTGATGCCGAGAGAGACGAGGAAGAACTGAGGGCGTATCTTCGGAAAGCCTTGAAATCGTCAGGCTTGACGCAGGCTGAGGTTCAGCGT